GCATATCACTACCACCACTAAAGAATGAGATACGAAGAGGTGTTTTAGATAAGATCATTATGAAGTCCTGTAAACAAATTGTGGTTTTGGTTTTGCACGTGATGTTTCATCAGGATATTTTGCTAACAAATCTTTAAGCATAAGTTCCCATTGATTCTTAATGCGATCAATACTATAACGTGAATCAACATAAAGTTTATTAAACTTAATCATTGCTTCATGATCACCATTACGAACAAAGTTAATTGCTGCTAATAAATGTTTAGCAAATAATGTAGCATATTTGTTTTTATCTGTAATGTCACCTTGAAACATAATATTAAGACCGCCAGATGTTTCTGGTAATGCACCATAATTCGGATGTACACATACTAGACCGGCTGACATTGCTTCAAGCATTGCTCGGCAAGATGTTTCAAGCCAAATAGATGGATAAGCAAAGATATCCGCTGTGTTAAGATATGCTTTCAATTCTTCATTAGGAACGAAACCATGATAGGTCATTTGCGGATGATTTCTTATTTGATCATATAATTGTTCAAACTGTTTATCCGCTTCATCCCAACCATATATCTTAAATGATGAAAATACATCAAGATGAATATCTGGATTTGTTTCTGCTAGTTTCTCAAATACAGGAACAAGTATTTCAAGACCGCGTTGTGGTGTTGATGTGTAACAGAGACGAATTTTACCATCTTTTGGTTTCTTTTCAAGTACATCATCGGGTGCTGGAATAATACCAGATTCAAGAACAATAGACTTATCACTGTAATCTACACCATGAAGAAGTTGATAACGTTGATATTGCCAATCAGAAATAAACACATACTTGTGAAAGCTATCTTTAAAGTCTTGTGTTTGAAATTTCTTTGACTCAGGATCTTCGGGAAGATCATGACACCAAAATAAACGGATCTTTGACCAGTCTACTTCTCTAAGACGAGAACATACAATCTGAAAATTATCAAGCAACTCTGGGTCGATAATTTCAGCAAGCTTACGTTTTGCAATCTCAGTTCCGCCATTAGCATTGACGGAAATTTCGTTCTCTTCAAATCCACTCATAGTTGAAATCCTGATTTTACTGCATCATCATAGAACATTTGGCAAGTTTCTTTTGAGAACTGCCACAAATCTTTACCGAAGCTTTTTGTTTTCTTAATTAAGTCTGGTGTCATTGTAATAATATCAAAACCGAGTTTATCAGCTTCAACATATGAATAAGCCTGTCTTGAAGAAGCCCAAAGGAATTGAATGTTAGGGTGTGTATTATTCTTTTTTGCTAATTGCATAGCAGTCGTGATATAATGCATAGTCCCAGCAACGTCATGAATACGACCAACAAAAATAGAAACAATTGCTTGCGTTTTAGGAGACAAAGCTTCTAGAACTTCAACAAACTGTTCGCCAGTGAAAACTGCTGTCACATTCAGTTTAATACCTTCGTGAGAAAGTTGATTGATGATAGAAGTTGTTGGAGTGCCATCTATATGCATTACTGGGATTTTAACATAAACTGAGTAATTATTTTCTTCACCCCAACTGTCGATTAATCTTGCTTGACGGATCATTTCACTTGGATCATCAGCAAATACTTCTAATGACAAACAAGTTTCTGGTCGCATTTTTGCAAGATAAGAGATAGCGTCTTTTGCAAACTGGGCGTAATCGGTAACACCAGCTTGACGCATCAATGTAGGATTAGTTGTGAATCCAGAAATAGTATCATCTTTTGCGGCTGCAATAATACCATCCATCGCAGCGCCATCGGCGTATAATTTAATCATCGTAACTTAGCTCCTCAATCAGTGTTGCTGCTTGCAACGTGCTATCAACTATATAGTCTGGAAATATATCTTTGTATTTTTCTGGTCTTTGTTCTTTGGTGTAATTAGCACCAACGTATATCGTTGTTAATTTGCTTTTGTGACCAGCAACAATATCTTTCCAACGATCACCTATTATATATGACTGACTGCGATCAATATTATACTTTTTAATAAGAGTCTCAATCATACCATTATTTGGTTTATACCAAGCAGATCCGCGTTCATATGCTACAACTAATTCATCAAGTCCCAACCAGTTGACACACATAAGATTCATAATATTCAAATGAATTTGATCTAATTTACCATCATATACATCAGGTTGATTGGTAACACATAAAGCACCAAAACCAAGACTAACAACTAATTGAACTGCTTCCTTGGCCATATCAATGAATTCAAATTCATCAATAGTCCAAGGTGCTGTATAACTTCCATCCTCTCTTTTGATGAGATGGTTTAGAATACCATCCCTATCAAAAAAGCATGCACGAACCATATATCACCATTTTGTAGCATTAATCTGTAATTTAGGATTAGAAACAAGTGAATGCCAAACAACCGCTTGGAAAGATTCCGAGTGCGGCGTAACACGATCAGGAACTAATGGCGGAACAACAACGCACGCATCAGCTTTTTCTGCTGTATATCCGTCAGCTTTACCTACGATACCAAGAACTAATGCACCAACTGACTTTGCATAATCAATTGCTTTGATCAGCCCTACTGACACATTACGTTCTTTGTTGCCGCCTCCAACGGATAAAATGAAGATGGTGTCATCTCGGTTGAGCTTGCTAACTTTGAGATATTCTTCAAATATGGTGTCAAACCCTTCATCATTTGTTCGAGCAGTAAGCTCTGATACGTTGTCTGTTGGGCAGTAAGTTTCGATACCGCATAACTTGCGCAAGTCATTGACCATATGAGAAGCATTCCCTGCAGAGCCACCAACTCCGAGAATGAAAACGCGACCTCCGCATTCTCTTGTTGTTGCCAGAGCTTCTGCAAGTCGTTCTACCTCGTTCTTATCTAATGCGTTTGCGATCTCTACAACTTCATTAAAAAATTGATCACTGAAACTCATTTCAAACGACTCCTCAATTCACTACTACTATACATATGATATCTACTATTATATATGATTTCTATTCCACGGCGATTGCATACATCTTGTCCAGTAAGATAAACGCTCTCATATTCTATACCAACGAATCTTCTATCAATTGGCTCAATACCTAATAGATTGATGAGATCATGTTCTGTTTCATAAACAATAATCTCATCAATATATCTACAGGCACGCAATTGAACGTAGCGTTCGTAGATAGATTGAACTGGTTTGTTCTTTTCTGGGCGATCGATTGATGGGTCAGTTTGTAACCCAACAATCAAATAATCGCAATATTGTTTGCATTCACGCAGCATTTCTACATGTCCTGCGTGAAGCAGATCAAATGCGCTACAGGTAAAACCTCTTATCAACGTTCTGCCTCTACCGCTTTTGCTTGGAGGTACTGTAAAATGTTTTCAGGCGATGTTTCATTATATGGATCTTCGTCGACGTCATTACCAAATCCAGGCTCTTGCCACCATGCTTCAATGATACCATCATCAGCAATGAACGCATAACGCCAAGAACGTTCGCCAAATCCAAGATTACGTTTCGATACGCACATGTTCATAGCAGTTGTGAAGTCGGCATTACCATCAGGAATTACCTTGACGTTCTTCAAGTTCTGCTGCTTTGCCCAGCAATTCATTACAAATGAATCATTGACTGAGATGCAGTAGATGTCATCAACACCAAGCTCTTTAAACTTGTCGTAGTTGTTTTCAAATCCAGGAAGTTGGAAAGTATCGCATGTTGGTGTGAACGCTCCAGGAAGCGAGAACACGATAACTTTTTTACCAGCAAACATTTGAAACGTGTTGAGCATGCTCCAACGGAATGGGTTTGGACCTTGAATAGAGTCATCACGAACACGAACTTTAAATCGTACTGATGGAACTATCGAACCAATACGCTTTGATAACAACTTAGCGTTTGTTTTTTTGTTCCATTCATCATTGTTGAAAACAATATCATCAATACTATCACTCATTGTATACCTCAAGCTTGTCTTGTCAGATAGTTAGGTCGAATATACTTTGCTGAGAAAAACTTCTTTACCAATTCGATAACGATGTCAGTGTCATATTCCTTACAGGAGAACACATCAAGATACATTGCTGTACCGCCATTGCCATCATCAGGAACAAAGTGTGCGCAGATGTTTGATGTTTCAATCAGCTGAACAAGTGTATAACCTGCTTTGTTGCCTGTACCGAATTCAACGATCTGCGGCTCGCCGTAAGCAATCATATCAATGTCGCGTACGAGCTCTTTTGCAAACGCATAAATGTTATCGTAACTTGAAATCTGCTCTTTGTCGAGATCTGCGCAATCCAACATCAAGTGATAACCCCACCAGTGTGCCATATTAGTATCCTTCTATTTCTTGTACGTATTCAACTGAATCTACACGGAAAGAACGCCATCCACCATTGTGAACATCCCAACATACGATAGTGTCCTTGTTTTCTTTTTTCTTATGCTCTTCATCTAAGTGAGATAACTGCTCTGGTTTAATAGCAGGTAAATAACGTGGGTCGAGGCTGCAACGCATAACACGCTTTTGACCATTGACCTTTGTAAATGTTACTTCGATGACTGATTGTTTTAGATCTTTGAGAATATCATCACGCTTGTACATACCCATGTTTCACCTATTCGTTTAGAAGTTTCTGTGTGTTGCTAAACTCTTCATTAAGTTTTTGTTGAAGCTGCGTATAACCGCCAATATGAAAACCATCCACTACTACAACTGGAAATGATTTAGCATGTGGGAATTGTTCAAGAAGTTGCTCACGAGTAAAATCGACATCTAGCATCTTTTCTTCGAAAGGAATGTTTGCGTTGCGCAAAGCTGTTTTTGATTTTAAACAGAAAGGACAGTCTGGCTTAGACCAAACAACTACATGACCAAGGCTCATAGGCGTTCACTCCAATATGCTTTAACTTCGATTTCCATAAACGGCACGAAGCCATTATCCAACATATCAATCGCGACTAGCTTTTCCAGATCGCTGATTTTCATTTCCATTATCTCTAGTTTCATTTCCAACTTGCTCATCCTTTAACACTCCTATATATACCAATTCACCACCACGATATAGTTTTATGTATATCAGATCTTCTTCTTGAACTACTGCTACTCTTTCATTATACCTTGGATCGTCTGAAAAGTCAATCATAAACTTAGAGCTTCATCTTTTAATTTCTGCTCATAACGACTCATCTTATCTAGGTATCCGCGATTACGTAACTCTTTGAATACAAGATTCTCGAAACTGAATTCGCCGCCAGCAGCAATAGAAGCTGCGCGCATTGTTCTAATTTTATCTTTCAACTCTTTAACAGTGTTGAGATCCATTTTGTCTTTGATTACTTGATCAATCAACTTTTTATAGAACAAAACTTTACGCTTCAAGCCAGGATCGTCTTTCCAGTTGTAGTTTCCTTTATTAGGGAACTGTATCCAACGCTGACGTTTGAGGGAATAGACGCCCTGATTTGCGGGATATCTATCGGCATTATCTTGTGCGTAGGGCTCAAGCGAGTAGCCAAGTATTTTGATCTTATGGGTGAGTGTCCATAATACTTTCTTATCTTGGAGATATTCATCAACAAACTCTCTATTAGAGCCAAGAGCATTTCTATCAATAACAAGATGAACGTCAATGTCTGACTTCGGCGTATAATTGTAATTAGCATTACCGCCAGTCATAATAACATCAAGAATAATGCTCTCTGGAATCTTAGCAAACTTAGCCCACTCCATACCAAACTTGAGAAGAGCTTGTCTAACTTCAGGCTTCAACTTAGCGCCATGCCAAAGAACAGGATTCAGTTCGTCATGATACTCTAAACTTATTTTTGTTTCAACAAGAGAACCTTTTTCTTGTTTCTCTTTTTTCATTAATGGACGGAGAACTTTCTTATCCTTCTCGTCTTCATATGGTTCAAGATCAAGATCAGGCGGAACTATCTTCAAATCCTCATGCCAAACTTCTTTGATCTGTGGTTCTAAAAAATCATCATAGTCATTCCATTTAATACCAGCAGCTTCAACAGCTTTACGTTCCTGATGAGTTGCGATATGATGTGCTTGCTGATAATCCATTTCGAATACATCAAGCAATGTTTTCTCAGTGTACTCGTGTATCTTAAGAAACTTAGTTAGATCATGACCTTTCATCTTTACATTAAGATGTTTGTCAAAGTAAATTGTCTTAGCGTCTTTTGAATAGCCACAAAGATAGGGAACGTCATACTTCTTTATGACTGGAATTGAGTTGAGTTTAGCCATGCGCGCGATAAACTTAGGATCTTTTATATACTTAGATGCTGCTTTATCCTTTATTAATTTACTATTCTTAAATAGCTTTGGCATTAATCTTTACCTTTATAAAGCA